ATGCTGATTCAAGACTAGCGCGAATATCCATATCTTCGGCTGCTTGTGGTGACAAGTCGCTCATTCTTTATTCCTTAAGGTCATTTGTAGGGAACTCACCCCACACCAGCGCATCACTGCGTTAGTTGGTTTTAGCCAGTGACGTACTGGCAGACGTAAAAAAACCACCCGAAGGTGGCTAAAAGGGGCGCATCGCTGCGTTACCTGTAAATGTGTTTTGCAATCTCTCGCTTTACTTCTTCACTGTTATATCTAACCTCTGGCTTACGCTCTGGCATCTTTTCATTGCCAATCTCGATTAAGCCATGTTTCTTTAAATGTGCTTTATGTGCAGATCGAGACGTTATCATCTCGCCTGTCTGCATAGATTTATAAGGCTGAATGTCATTGATAACGGTGTGAGACTGTGGCGTGTTATTGTGCATTTCCTGTTTAGCCTGCCACTGTCTCTCACCTTCTTCACCTGACAAATGCCACATATCCAGCCATTCCTGCTTAGTCATTATCAGCACCGTTCTGTGCTTCACTGGCTTGCACCAACATAGAGGATTGTGCGGATAATTGCGCAACCTCTAACGCCTGTTTATAAGCCATATCAATACGATACTTCTCAAGCTCGGCAGTATTGGCTAGTTCCATTTGCTTGAGTGTGACTTCGTGCGCTCTAGCTGCTTCATCTAGCTGGAATTGTGCCTGTAAGCGTTCCATTTCAGCTTGGCGTGACATTTCAGCCTTACCTTGCTCGATTTGCATATCAGCTTGTATTCTTGCTTGTTCGCTGGCTTGTGTTGCTTGTAAGTCAGCTTGCTTCATCTGCATATCAGCCTGCATTTTCATTTGCATAGCTTGTTGTTCGGCTTGCATCTTCATCTGTTCGGCTTGCATTAATGCTGCGTTCGGGTCTGCCTCTGGCTGTTTTGGCTCTTTAAGTTTAGCCATGGCTTCATCAAATGCGTTCTCAATGTCACGGCCTACTTTGAAGCCTCTCACACCGAATAAAAGCATCTCGCCCATTAATGGCGCTAATTCTGGAGGGGCTTGCACTGCCTTGTCTAAGAAGCCGCCCACTGCCGCTAAAAATGCTGTGCGTGATTCCTGCTCTCCGCGCTCATCAATTTCTACCAATGAATCACTGGCAACCTCAATTCTAAAATCACGTAATGTGCCATCTTTTAGCAACTTGATAGCTGGCTCGGCAAACTGTGCATCTTCCGTACCCATAATGCCAGACATTTCTACCAGCGTTTCAGGCTGATAAAACGCGCACATCATTTGTGCTTTGATATTTAATAGCTCACTTGCAAACATGGCCACACTGTTCTGTATCTCTTTCAAGCGTAATGATGCAAAGTTGGATTTGATTTGCTGTGCTGTAGCTGATTCACTCGCCTGACTTGCACCGCGAATAATGTCAGATAGCCCTGTAACGGCATAAATGACTTGGATAGTCTGCTCACGTGCCACATACATTTGACTTAATGTACTCGCCACCATATCCAGCGGCAACCAGTCGACTGAGCCTTTTAATCCGCCCTTCTCACCGAACATCGCCCATGAATCTACAGGAATAAGGCTATTGTCTACGCCTTCATTGAGCATACGTTCAATCGCAGGCTGTGATGCATCATATACGCCTACCACTTTACACGCATCTACAAGCTTTCCTATGCGGTCTGTGATGTCGTCTAACTCACGCGCTTGGTCTTGATATAGCAGATAGTCTGCAATCGGTATCAGCGTGTCTGTGGTCAGTGTAGAAAATAAAGGCTTAGGGCATGGAAAGAAGCAGTCAAGTTTTAACGGGTCTGGCTTTTCATCCAGTACGGTAGAATGATTCTCTGCTATCCATACTGCTTTTTTGCTGGATTTATCCCATATCTCCCAGACAATAGCCTTTTTCATCTGGTCTTTTTGACCAATGTCCATATCATCTAGACCAATAGGCTCATGGCTTAACGGTACAAGTTTGAAGTCCTCGCCAAATCGTTTCTCACCTTCTTCACGTGACATATACACACGTCTAGAGACCCATGTCACTTCTTCCCATGTGCGAGCAGGTGAGTGTCTAAAGTCTTTCCAAAACACGTAATCACATGGCGTATATTCTTTATACTCTTGGGCTTCTTCCTGTGCCTCGTGATTTTCTGTTTCTTCGGCTGTGCCTTCCTGCACATCGTCTGTGATCTGGCCTTGCTGTTCATAGCGTACCCATGCCACACCGCGACCAGGTAATAAGCGATCTCTTAGCGCATTACGGATTGCTGAATCATAATCGTTGTAATGGTCAATCTCATACTGTAAAGCACGTTCTAGGATTTGCGCTGCTGTGCGGCCTACTGGGTCTTTATCCTTATATCGTCTGTCACATTGCGCTTTTGGCTTGCGAGAATAGACCGCAGGAAATAGCGTTTGAATGTTAGACCATAGAATGTTATAACGCTTGCCGCCAGTATCACTGCCGCGATCATCTCGATAGCGTTTAACAATCTTTTCGCCTTTAGCTTCCCAGCCTTTATATTCTTTTTTGGCAAGCTCTAGCGCGTCTAGCCATTTCTGCGCACTAGGTAACTTTGGCTTATCTGTTTTCATTATGCGTAAACGATTGTAATATTAGCTGTGCCACCTACTACCGCATACAATCCGCTACCAAAGCCAACTGGTAGATTATGCCAGCCGATTGCAGGAGTAATAACGCCTGTAATAGGTGCGGTTGTATCTGTAGCTGCATCGTCATAAAACTGAATCGTTCCTGACGTTGTGCTGTTCACATAAAAGCCCAATAATGCGCCCTGTGATGCTTTCACGTTAGCGGTTGCTGTAAGGTTTTTAAATACGCCTACATTCAAGTTGCCTATTGCCATAATGATTCCTTAAATTCTAGTGCTGCGTTTAGGTGCAGTTTTCCATAATGTATTAAGCGGCTCGGTAGTAATCCTGCCGTTGTTCTGTCCAGCAATAGCGAATGTGGTTGATTTGTCTTGTGCTGGGGGTGCGAGCTGCTGCATGACTTGACAGCCATAAGCAAACGCATCTGATGGATGGCTTGCCCAGTTATGTACAGGGTCACGACTAAATGCGCTGGTGTCCTCGTTATACTTGAACTCCCATGCGCGTAATCCATCTACCCCCGATTCTGTCTCTGAGCGATTAAACTCACACTTGGCTATTACCTCACGCGCTGCATTAATCTGGTCTAGCTTCTTACTTTGCGGTACTACGCCAATGGCTTTGGCACCAAATGCCGCTATAAAGCGTTCCATTGAAGTATGCTTACTTTGAAATGTCTTAGCCCTTGCGTCATGCGGCAGCCATATTTTTCCCAGCTTGCTTAATGGGATGCCCATGTCGTGCAGCTTGTCTTTAAGCACGTCGCACCAGTCGTCAGCATCTAATCCTGATTCGCCTATATACTTAATCACGGCATAACCGCCCAGCCTGCGCTGCCAGAACCACCATGTCGCTGTATCATGAAAACCAATATCAGAGCTAATCTCTAATGGGGCGCCTTCGTGGTCAAATGTAACCTCGTCATGAATCCTGCCTTCACGTTCAGCATAGTTCACCCACTTACCAAGTATTGAGCCTTGAATGTTGCCATAAGCACCTTCCCAGATATGGTCGTACTCGTCTGGGCGCTCGTTTAAGTCACGCTGTCTCTGTCGTTCTAGTACTAATGGAAATTTAGGATTATCGCGCCAGTTAAGTTTGATAATCTTAACTCTTGGATCTGTGCTGTTTCTGAATCTACTCTCTACTGCTGCGGTCTTTCTTGCTGGGTTCCATGTCACCCATAATTCAGCGTTCCAGCCTTCACCTTCTTCACGCAATGTTGGTACTAGAATGGTGAACGCATGATCTGTGACTGGCTCGGCCTCATCAACCCAACATAGCAATATTCTGCCTTTAGATTTAATGCTGCCAATGTTTCTGTCTAAGCCTGCAAAGGTGAATACAATGCGCCCGTCATGGCTCTTAATGTACTTATCGCCGATTTCATAATAAGCGGATAAGAATGGTTCATCCTCAATGGCGCGTTTGCATTCCTCAAGCGATGAATCCTCTAAAGAGTTCATGTATTGCCGAGTACAAAGTAACTGGCCTTGTATGCCAGCATTGCCGAATATAAAACCTTTTACCGCTACCATCTTGGCAAATGAGCGCGTCTTAGCACTTCCCCTGCCACCGTAAGCGCCTCTTACATCTGCCACTCCCTCAAATACAGGGATGAGCTTGTCAGGCAGTTCAACTTGGATTGTTGCCACGTAACGGAATTAGCTCGATGCGGCTAATTGTCTCTAATGGGTTATCTGAATTGCCAGTTATCTCTACACTTGAAAGGTCAGGAAGAGCTTTAGCAAGTAACATTTTGATTGCATTCAATCTATTAGAGCTAACGTCTGCATCTTGTAGCTCGCCTAATGCGTAAGCTTGAACTCGATTAATTAGCTCTGTTACTTTTATTTTAGTTCTTACATCATCCTGATGTGTCTTGCGTAGTCGTGCTGCCATTTTCTTCTTCCTTACGTGGTGACGTATGGTTAAACCCATCAATAGGGTCGTGTAATAATTGGTTGTTAAAGTCTTTGCGGAATATTGCATCGTAGTTGTCAGCATAGGTAGTGCTGCGTTTAGTAGTGATTCTGTCGCCTGTTACGTCATTGGTTGCTGTGTTGTCTGCCATAGTTACCTCAGAATATATTTATACGGCTGATGACTTTTGCGCGGGAATCAAACTCTCTTAATAAATCGCTGTAAGTCTAAGGCTTCCGCTGTCTTTTGCTGCGGGATTGTGACCAGCTAATTTAAAACCAAATCATCATGCGCATAAATTGTGCCTCTCGCCATGTAAGCGGCACAGACTTACTGTGATTGGCTTAATTGATCGGACTAAGCTGTAATGGCTATCAGCGTTTATAGCGCGTACAGTCAGGCTGAATAAGTTAGCTTATACTTTCCTCGATATAAGCAGTTAATCGGTATAAGCTTTAAAAGTTTTCAGTCTTTAACGATTGATGTATGTACTTCAATCCTAGCCGTATGAATGCCGCCTTCGCCAGTCCAGCTTAAGTATCCGTTAGCAGTTAGTTGATAAGATTCATCACCATCTAAATCATGCTCGATATAATCAGCAAAAGCGTTGCATGTCTTAATGATTGCAAGGTTATCTTTCGCGTGAACTGGCTGAGATGAAACTACTTTTGCAATTTCTACCGCCGCGGCTTCTTTAATGCCTTGTTTGCTTTTTGCTTTTACTGTAAATCCATAACTCATTTTATTTCCCCTAAATCAGTTGAATGTAATGGAGCGGTTTTTAATGTGACCGCAAACACACGGCTCTAAGGCCGCTAACCTCTTAGCGAGGAATCTTTAGACGTAAAAAAAGCCCACATATAGTGAGCTTGTATTATGATTCTGTTAGGCGCGACTTCTCCGCATTTATAGATTACGCCTAACTAATAATCGTGTCAAGAGCTTTATAATTTAATTTATAAACTCTAGTTTATTAGCAATACAGTAGCGTTTAAATGCTTGGTCAATAGGTTCTTTATTATCTGCCATCTCAATGCTATGCCCTATAGTGCCACCTTTCCAAGACCCTTTGCGACTACCAACTTCCGAGCTGAATTTAATCTCCAATGATCTGCTAACTTTAGGCTGATAAAAGTATTTAAGCCATTTAAAATATCCTTCTCCTCTATGCCATTCTCTTTCCTCAATCAAGCATAAAGCTTTAATTTCTTCTCCATCAAAATCCTTGAATAAAAACTCTTTTCTAGGTAGTGATTCAATCATTCTGTATGGTGTGTTACCGCCTAACTTCCACGAGATAGTTGGCACGTCTAATCTTGATTTTCCATCAATGTCAAACACGCTATGCCTTACATGATTCCATTGCAACCACGGGATAAAAAATCCTTTGTTTTTATCTGTCCTGCTGTCATGCGTCTGCTTTCCATAATAGATGCGAAACATGCCATCATTCCATCTAACCCCATAATCTCTTGACCACCTCTCATAGTAACCACCAGCAGGATTATTAGACCATGAATATTTGCTTGTATCTACCCAATCTTTTGCCGGTCTCATTAACTGTGGTAGCGGTATAACTATCCACCAGAATCCAAACTGTATTAATAATTTACATCCTGCATTTTCGTCGCCATCTCCTGTTTCAAAAATGATTGCATAACTATTCCAATTAATTTTTTTACATTCAAATTTTCTTTTCATACCAACCCTCTCTTATTTACAAGTTTCAATATGCTCTCGATAGCTTCTTCGTAGTCTAAATCCTGCGTCGGATAGTGATGAAACGTTTTAAGCCATATATGATTAATCGCTGTGCGCTGTGGCTGGCTAATGCTGTCAATGATGCTGTCCATAGCCTGAGCGCATTGTGTATCTACCTCGTCGCACATAATATCAAATTCATCGTCACCACTTGCGCCACCAGTTGCTATGCATAGGCTTTTTGATGGATAGCCTAATTTAGATGATGGCTGTCTCATAAAGTCAGCCCAATTACCAAGTAACCAATCCAAACGCTCTAAAGTCATCTATTTAACCCCTTTGCCATATAATTTATTTCCTAACTTGCACACTGTTTCAAAGTCATCTTTAGCCAGTACCGCCTGCTGCTCTTTTGTCAGGATTAAGCACCTGTCATCTGTCCATGCTTTCTGCTTCATTCTGAATTGCTCCTGTTCGCTGGTAGGTGATGGTTGGCAGCACTCAAATGATCGTGCGCGCATGATCTACCACACCATGCCTGCTGATGTGCCAGGATAATTTCTAGGTGATTTTTTTACGTCATAACGGATAGATTCGTTTACTTTGTCTTTATTTTGGTTAATGTCATATACGGTTATAAGCTCGCTTGGCAGTTGCTTAAACTCGCTGTGAGCGACTAAACCAAGTAATTGATATAACGGCTCAAGTGCTTCGTTTTTAATCGCTGTAACAGTGCCAGCCTCTTTGTTAGCTTTACGCACATACTTATCTCGGCTTCTTGTAGCGTTTGCCCAATATGCTGCTGTTTCGTGTACCATATTTTCAAATGTTTCAAAGTCCAGCTTATCAATCAATGTGGTGTAATGTTTCGTGGGTCTGCCTAAGTGTAATACTTTGAAGCGCGTCTCTTTTAAGAAGCCAAATTTAGTTAATACGCGGGTATCTAGCAGTACAGACTTTGAACCTATGAAAACTATATCCGCGATAATGTCACATGAAATTACCTTGCCTTTGCATACTTCTAAAATGCGCTGATAACGGTCAAATTTTGATAATTGCTTAATGTTCATGCTCATGGTCATACCCCTTCTTTTTGTTGTTTAAGTTGCTTCAACTTCGCTTTGTAAACTTGCTTAATCTCGATCAATTCTTCTTTTGTCCATCTATGCGTTTGATTGTTATTTTCTAAAGCCTCAACTCTTTCAATGCCGATTTTCTCAATAAGTCTTGGGCGGTAATTAACGATATTTCCTGATAGATGGTTGTTACATGGAGCGCACTGTTTGTGTGTATTGTCCTCAGAAAATCTAAGATGGCCTGCGCTTCCTCTAGTACGATAATGTCCTGCGTGGTATTGTCCTGCGTGGTGTTTTCCACAACTAATACATGGTAATTTTTCATCACGCTCCCTTATGTACTGATTAAATATTGCCTGTGCTTCATGTGCGTATTTAGTTAATGGTTTAATTGCCAGTAATCTTTCGCGTCTTTCTTCGCGTGATATTCTTGATTCAGTTCTTTCACGTTTAACTTCCAGTGTTTTACTGTGAGCAATGGCGCATTTAGGTGAGCAAAGACAATGTAATGGCGTTATCTTTTGAAACTCTGTACCGCAGTTTTTACATTTACGTTTGTTTAGTTTCATGCTACTAACTCCATCTGCTTATTCGTTCCCCATTGATTAGCCATTGCAGCCGCAACGCCAGAAAATGTTTTGCTGCGTTCTTTCCATCTATCAGGACCAGGTGGCATTCTGTGTACTCTGGCCTCACGACCTTGAACAATGTCAGTCGGAATTAATATCGGTAGATTTTTAAGCCATAAGCACGTTGCTTTAGTTTCACCATGACCAAATTGCCAAGGTTGGATAATCTGATCTGGCTTGCGGTATAAACTGCTCATAATGCAAACAGGGTTTTCTATTGCAGTCATTTGGATATGTGCAGATAGTCTTACCAGTTTCATAAAGAAACTAACTGCGGACTGCTGTCTGCCATCAATGCGTTTTTCTGCAAAGTGTTTTGCACCGCTAACGCTTAAATGTGTACATGGTGGATGCGC